GTACTACCAATAGGTGAAACAGTAGCAGAAATAAATCTTTCAAATATCTCTGGTGCAATACATAAAGGACCTAGTTTAGATGGCTACGGTATTGGATTATCAAAAAAATTAATGAGTGATTTAGGAATACATGATGGTGAAGTTGTTTATTTTACCATGGATAAGGGATATTAATGATATTATAGATATTTATATAAAAAACCAATATGGAGAATAATAGATTAAATAATACCGTGGATCAGTTTTTAAGCCCTAAAAAAGTTAAAAATTTATCTAATGATGGTATGGAAAGAGAAGAATGCGATTTAGTAACAGGAGAATGTTACATAATTCGTTCTAAAGACGGAATCGTAGAAAGAATAAATAAAAAATACATTACCGAAGACGGTAGACAATTATTACAAGATTAAGCCATGTTAGAAAAAAAATTACAAGAAGAATTGAATCGTTACAAAGCTATAAATAGATATGGTAAAACGATGATTATGGAACAAGCAGCACCGGAAGCCGATGCCGCAGCGGCACCTCCTGCAGACCCAATGGCGGATCCAATGGCAGACCCTATGGCAGCACCCGCACCTGATATGGCTGCGCCTGCGCCTGACATGGGAGCAGCACCTGCACCTGAAACCGATACAACTGAAGAAATTGACATTACAGATTTAGTTGATATGGTTAAAAGCGTTAAAAGAGATTTTGATGAAAAACAATCGGATAATACCGAGGTAATCTCAAAAATGGATGACGTATTTACTAAATTAGGAGACTTAGAGCAAAAACTTGCTCAAATGGATCAGGTAATGGCTAAAATTGATATGTTAGGTAGTAAGGTTGAGGAAATGAAACCAAGCACACCAGTTGAAAAATTAGAAATGAGATCTTTAGATTCATATCCGTTTAATGAAAAACCACAAGAATTTTTTGCACACAAACAAGGTGAAATGCAACAAAGTGGTAAAAATGAATATGTTTTAACCAAAGATGACGTTACCAACTACACACCAGAAATAAATCAATCGTTTAATCCAGAAGAAGAAAAAGATGAATATAGCTTCTAATATAAATTTCTTTTTAGGGTTACAATCACAGCTTAAAATAATGCATTGGCAAACCAAAGGTTTTGCTAGACACACTGCTCTTGGCGAAACATACGATGCGTTAGATGGTTTAATTGACACATTCGTAGAAGAAGCAATGGGTAAATACGGAAGATTTAAATTAGATGAAAATACCAATCAAATTCAATTATTTAACTTATCAGAAATAAACGTTCCTGATATGATAAATAAGATTTGTGAAGCGTTAATACAATATAACCAACAATTCGAAGAAACAGATACAAATTTATTAAATGTAAGAGACGAAATGTTAGGATTATTTAATAAATTAAAATACTTATTTACATTAGAATAAGATAAAAAAAATTAAAAAATGGCATTAACAAACGCATCAACAAGAAGAACAACAGCAACCAACGCATTTACTGGATTAACATATGTTGACACAACTATCGGTACAGCAGCAGGTAATGGATTATTTTCAGTTATGATTGAAGGTAATTACATTGATGACACATTAACTGGCTCAATCGTAAGTTCAGGTTATAGTGTTACAAAAAAATTCCACGATATGGGAACATATCCTAGATACTTGATTACATGGTAATTTAAAAATACTTTAAAAATAATTCAACCCAGATTTTATAGTCTGGGTTTTTTTATGTATATTTTAGTATAACAATTTTATAAATTAAATTTTAAATTATGAGTACATTTGACGCAGTACTTGCTCAGTACGAAAAAAACAAAAATGCCACAAGTGGCAACAGCAACAAGATGTCTTCCGAAGACAGATTAAAACGTTATTTCACAACCGTATTACCTAAAGGTTCTAAGGGTGAAGAAAGACGTATCCGTATCTTACCTACAAAAGATGGTGCTTCACCATTTACTGAGGTTTATTTCCACGAAGTTCAAGTAGATGGAAAATGGGTTAAATTATTCGACCCAAAACAAGAAGGAAAACGTTCACCTTTAAACGAGGTGAAAGAAGCACTTGAAGCTACAGGTGTTGAATCAGATAGAGAATTGGCAAGAACATATCGTTCTCGTAAATTCTATATCGTTAAAGTGATTGATAGAGATCACGAAAGCGATGGTGTTAAATTTTGGAGATTTAAACACAACGCAAAAGGAGATGGTGTTATTGACAAAATCTTCCCAATCTTCCGTAATAAAGGAGATATTACCGATTCAACTAAAGGCAGAGATTTAATTTTAACATTATCTCTAACTAAATCAGGTACAGGTAAAGAATACACTGTAATCAACTCTGTATTAAATGATGATGCAAGTCCATTACATACCGATGAAAACATTGCTAAAGCATGGTTAGAAGATACGTTAACATGGGCTGATGTTTACTCTAAGAAGGGTGAAGATTATTTAGACATGGTTGCAAAAGGTGAAGTTCCACGTTGGGATAGTAACCAAAACAAATTTGTTTCAAGTAACACTACAACTTCAGAAGAAACAATTGGCGCGCCAAAATCAACTACTCCAACAGTTGATCCACAAGAAGAAGACGATGTAGACGGTGATTTACCGTTCTAATTATTAACAGAGGGGTGGAGATAACGTCAGAAACCCCATTTTTAAAACAAATTTATGGCAGGCATTAAAAAAAATAGTTTCGACGCAATTAAGAAGAAATTCTCAAAAGAAGCCGAATATAAACCAGATCGCTTCTTTGATTTAGGAGATGCTTTCTTGGACGCCACAGGACTTCCAGGTCCCGCAATGGGGCATATTAATATGTTATTAGGACATAGCGATACGGGTAAAACAACAGCCTTAGTTAAGGCAGCAGTAGACGCACAAAAGAAAGGTGTTATTCCTGTGTTTGTAATTACCGAACAAAAGTGGAGTTGGGAACACGCGGAATTAATGGGTTTTGATAAAAACGGAGATTATCTTTTTAATAGCGACTTTGAATACATTGAACAAATTACAGATTATATCAATGAATTATTAGATGCACAAGAAAAGGGAGACTTACCTCACGATTTATTAATCTTATGGGATTCAGTTGGTTCGGTTCCATGTAAAATGACTTACGATGGTAAAGGCGGTAAACAACACAACGCGTCGGTATTAGCTGACAAAATTGGAATGGGTATCAACCAACGTATATCAGGTTCAAGAAGAACAGATAAGCCTCATACGAACTCTTTAATCATTGTTAATCAACCTTGGGTAGAATTACCTGACAATCCTTTTGGACAACCGAAGATTAAAGCAAAAGGCGGAGAAGCAATTTGGTTAAACTCAAGTATCGTATTTTTATTTGGTAATCAAAAAGGAGCAGGAACAACAAAAATCTCAATCACAAAAGATAAGAGAAAAATTAAAATAGCTACAAGAACAAAAATTTCCATAATGAAAAACCACATCAATGGTTCAGGTTATGAAGACGGACGTATCTTAGTTACAGCTCACGGATTTATGTCAGCAAAAGAAGATTCTGAAGAGAAGAAATCAATTGAGGATTATAAAAAAGAACAGGGTGATTACATCGGTAAGATGTTAGGTGTTAATGTTGCAGACATCGCAGAAGTGGAAGTTGTGACAGAAGAAAGTGATTTATAAAAAAATTTAATGTCGGTTTTACTTGTTGATGGTGATAATTTACTTACAATTGGTTACTACGGTGCGAAAAACCTCTTTTACAAAGGGACACATATTGGGGGAATATATCATTTCCTCAATACCCTAAAAAGAGCATTTAACACCTATAGTTTAGATAAAATTGTGGTTTTTTGGGATGGACATGAAGGCTCACAAACCAGAAGAAAAATATACGTTCATTATAAAGAAAATAGGAGACAAAGAATTAGAACTGAAGAAGACTTAAATTCTTACAACTATCAACGAGATAGGATTAAACAATATTTAGAAGAGTTATTTATTAGACAAGGCGAATACGAATATTGTGAAACTGACGATTGTATTGCATATTACACACAAAATTCACCAAGCGAGAAAAAAATTATTTATTCATCAGATGGAGATTTGATACAACTTGTATCTGAAAACACGGAAATCTTTAATCCATCACATCAAAAATTATACAAACAAAACGATACGATTGTTTACCAACACGAAGAAATTCTTGTAGAAAATGTTAGACTAGTTAAGATGATTTGTGGAGACAATTCCGACAACATCGCAGGAATAAGAGGAATGGGAATAAAACGACTTTTGTCTTTTATCCCTGAACTAAAAAATCAACCAATTACAGTTGAACAGGTTAAGGATAAGTGTAACTTATTATTTGAAAATGATAAGCACAATAAATCATTAGCTAATTTACTTACAGGAGTTACAAAATACGGAGTATTCGGGGAAGAATTTTTTGACGTAAACAGTCGTATTGTGAGTTTGACTGAACCATTTTTAACGGATGTTGCTAAAGAAAGCGTAACCCAATTAATAAATGAGCCTCTAGATCCCGAAGGTAGATCTTATAAAAATACAATGAAGATGATGACAGAAGACGGACTCTTTAATGTATTACCTAAGTACGAAGATGCGTGGTTGAATTTTTTAGATCCATTCATGAGGCTCACAAGAATTGAAAAGAATTACAAAAACAAAAATAAAAAAATAATAAAAATTAAAAATTATGAGTAATCAGTTAGACATTACAAAATTTGAGTTCATTCTGACTTTAGACGGCAATATCATTTGCCAAAGGTTTTTCAATGTAAAAGATCATGTTGAGCAATCAAGACGCTCTATGGATTTACATTACTATGTAAAAAATATTTGTGAAGATATTTCTTACGATTTGAAAATAAAAAGTTCCAATTATCTATGCGAAAATCAAAACTATATCCTCAATTCAGAGAATGTGGAAGATTCAAATGACGGGCAAAAAGAACATTTTTTGTTGGAAATTAAGTTGGGTGAAGATGTATTTATTCAAAGGATATTCCCCGCGTACTACTACCATCCTAAGGTTAGATACACGGTTGACATTCGTCCAAGATTGAAGAGAATTTTGTCAGATTTAACAGACATTTTGTCTTCAGAAGAATTGGAAACGGCGTATTTGGAATTCGAATTATAATTTTAAAATATATATACAACTACTATGGAAGAAAGGAATTTTGGGTATCTAGGGTTTTCGTTTCAACAATCCTTGATTAAGGCGATTATTGAAGATAAAAAATACGGCGAAACAATCATTGACGTATTAGAGAGTAAGTTTTTTGATAATAATTCTTTTAGATTTATTATGGAAAACACAAAGGAATTATATAAGACATATAATAAAATTCCTGATTACAACACATTGGCACAGAAGATTATGGCTGAAGGTGGAAATAAAGATTCTTCTAAGGTTCATGTTGACACACTAGAAGCAATTAAAAATAATGAATCTCAGACAGAGTATATAAGAGACACAGCTCTTAATTTTTGTAAGCAACAAAATTTAAAAAGAGAACTTAAAAGCGTTCAGAGTATTATTGAAAGTGGCGAATTTGAAGCATATAATAAGATTGAGGAAATCATTCAAAAAGCACTACAAGTTGGTTTAGCTAATGACGAGGCTACTGATGTATTTCACGATATTGACGGAGCGTTAGAAAAGGACTTTAGACACCCATTACCGACAGGTATTGTTGGGGTTGACAACTTACTTAAAGGTGGGTTAGGTATTGGAGAATTGGGGATTGTATTGGCACCTACGGGCACTGGTAAAACTACCCTACTTACTAAGTTTGCAAATACTGCATATAATTTAGGATATAATGTGGTTCAAATATTTTTTGAGGATAATCCAGGAAACATTAAAAGAAAACACTATACAATTTGGACAGAAATCAGACCTGACGATCAACCTGAATTTAAAGAAGAGGTAAAAGCAAAAGTAGAAGAAGCACAAGCTAAATCTAAGGGTAGCTTAAAACTTTTGAAATTGGCAAGTGATAGTGTAACGGTTTCCGAAATTAAAAACAAAATCAGAAAGATGAATTCTGAGGGTAATAAAAAAATTGATTTATTAGTCTTGGATTACGTGGATTGTATCTCGACTGATAAAGCAACAAATGGCGAAGAATGGAAAGGCGAAGGTTCAGTTATGAGAAGTTTAGAATCTATGACAACTGAATTTGAAATGGCAATATGGACTGCTACACAAGGTAATAGAGATTCAATTTCTTCAGAAGTTGTTACAGGTGATCAGATGGGTGGTTCAATTAAGAAAGCACAAATTGCACACGTTATTTTATCAATTGGTAAAACATTAGAACAAAAAGAACATAATTTAGCAACATTATCTTTAATAAAATCTCGTATTGGACAAGATGGTGTAGTATTTCAAAATTGTAAATTTAACAATGAATTTTTAGTTATTGATACAGAATCACAAAATACTTTATTGGGGCACGAGGAACAAGAAGTTCAAAAAAGAGCAAACAGAGCCGCGGAGATTTATAAAAAAAATCAAGAGAAAAAAACAGCAGCAATAAAATAAAATAAACAAGATATTAAAAAAATGAGTAAATTATTTACAGATAGAATTCCATATAAACCATTTGAATATCCTGATTATTATAATGAAGGTTGGTTAAAACAAATGCAGGCATTTTGGTTACACACTGAAATACCAATGCAAGGAGACATAAAAGATTGGAACGAAAATTTAACAAAAGAAGAAAAACATTTA